ACGTTGGGTATGTATCACGAGCATTTGCCCAAGGAGTTTAAGATTCCGGTTGATGGGCATAATCGCAATCAGATGGTGTTGAGGAATCGGTCCCGGCTTTTCTATCAGGTGGCGGGTTTGCGTGCGAAGGGGAGCCTTGGGCGTGGTAAAGCCATTACTTATTTGCACGGCACGGAAACGTCTTCCTGGGGGGATGAGGAGGGTTTGGCGAGTTTGTTGGCTTCGTTGGCTGAAACCAACCCCGACAGGTTGTATATGTTTGAGAGCACGGCGCGCGGCTTCAACATGTTCCATGATATGTATGTTACCGCCAAGCGTGCGCGGACGCAGCGTGCGATATTCTGTGGTTGGTGGCGGAATGAGTTTTATTCGTCGGACCCAGAATCGGCGGTGTACAAGACTTATTGGGATGGTCGATTGACGCCGGAGGAGCGTGAATGGACGCGCGATATTAAGAAGTTGTATGGCGTTGAGATTAATTCCCGTCAGATGGCGTGGTGGCGTTGGAAGTTGGCCGAGGGGATACGTGATGATGCGTTGATGTATCAGGAGTTCCCGCCGACTGAGGACTATGCGTTTGTTATGACGGGTACGTCGTTCTTCAGTAATGCGCGTTGTACGGATGCGATGAAGGAGGCGAAGAAGGATGTGCCGGCGTATTATCGTTATGTGATGGGTGCGACGTTTGCGGATACTGAGGTAATTAAGTCTCAGGAGCGTTTAGCGACGTTGAAGATTTGGGAGGAACCTATTGATACGGCTTATTATGTCATTGGTGCGGACCCTGCTTACGGTTCTTCTGATTGGGCCGATAGGTTTTGTCTTTCTGTGTTTCGTGTTTACGCGGATGGGATGGAACAGGTTGCGGAGTTTGCTACGTCGGAGTTGAATACTTATCAGTTTGCTTGGGTTATTGCGCATTTGGCTGGTGCTTATCGGAACAGTACTTTGAATTTGGAGGTAAATGGTCCTGGGCAAGCGGTGATTAATGAGTTGCGTAATTTGAAGCGTCAGGCGGCGTCGTTGGGTGGGCCGCAGGGCAAGGACTTAATGAATGTGTTGGGTCACATGCAGAATTATATGTGGCGCAAGAATGATACGTTGGGCGGCGTGACTAACAGTATTGGTTGGTTGACTACGGGTCCGTCCAAGGAGCGGATGTTGAATTACATGAAGGATTACTTCGAGCGTGGGATGATGCGCGTTCGCAGTGTTGATACGATTGAGGAGATGAAGTCTATTGTGCGTGATGGCGGGTCGATTCAGGCTGGTGGTCGCGGCAAGGATGATCGTGTGATTGCGACGGCGTTGGCTTCGGCTGCTTATGCGGAGCAGTTGTGGCCGCGTTTGGTGCAGATGAAGATTACGCGCGAGAACAACCGTGCGCAGGACAATATGCGGCCTGAAGATGTGCAGGGTTCGCGTGCGGTGAGTACGTATCTCAAGAGGATAGGGTTGTATTCATGACGCCGGAGAAGTTTGATCGTTATTTGCAGTTGGCACGTTCAACTGTTTATTCGGAGCCTGAAGATGGAAACTTTCACAACGCGCTTATCGCAGAAGCCGTGCGCGCATTTATCCCACTATTCGGTTTGCCGGATACTCCCTTCGTGCTTGATGCGGGATGTGGCCCCGGCGTCTTCATGGACGAAATGCGGAGTGCCGGCTTTTCCTCTCTCTGGGGAGTAACGTTGAGTGAGGAGGATGTTGCTGCGTGTCGTGCCAAGGGGCATGGGTGCACGTTGAGTGACATTTCTGACCTTGATGACATGGATGATTCGGTGGATTTGGTTTGGTGTCGGCACGCGATTGAGCATTCGCCCTATCCGTTGTTTACTTTGTATGAGTTCAACCGGGTGTTGAGGGTTGGTGGTGGGTTATATGTGGAGGTGCCGGCGCCTGCGTTGCCGCGTGGTCACGAATGGAACCCCAATCACTATTCGATCCTTGGGCCGCACATGTGGATTGCGTTGATGCAGCGTGCCGGGTTTGAGGTGTTTGACACGCGCGAGATTCGGTTGGAGTTGCAGCAGGGGGACCAGAAGGTGCCGGAGTTGTTTTATGCGTTCATGGCGAAGAAATGTCGGTCTATAGCAAGCGCGAACTGAAGGAGCGCATGGGGCGCTTTATTGCTGACCCCAATCGTGGGATCAGTTTGACCTTGTTTTGTGAGTTGTGTGGGTTCAGTGAGCAAAGCCTGCGCAATATCTTTGTTAAGGGCACGGCTGATTTGAGTGAGGTGTTTCAGATTAGGGTTAGTCGTGTGTTAAAATCGTGGGAGGACGGGGAGATTGCGGTCATGCAGGGCCGGTACAACACTCGTTTTGCCGAGTATCGTAAGCAGCCGCGTTTGCGTTTGGCCCGCAGTTGGGGGTTGAAGATGACCTCGGAGGGGTTGAAGGTGGATGCGCGGGTGCGGAATAAGGCTGATTATGGGGAACCGACCCTTTTGGAGCAGATGGAGGGAAACAAATGCCGATAAAACGGGACTATAAGTGCGAAGCGCATGGGTTTTTCGAGGCTTGGGAGGCGCAATGCCCCCATGGATGCCTTGATGGGATTATGATTGTCCATTTACAGGCGCCAAATTACATGTCTGACCGGACCAAGGGCGTTGATGGCACCTTGAAGGGGCTTGCCAAGGACTTTGACATGACGAATTTGAAGTCCACGCGGGAGGGTGAGCATCAGGAGGGGTATTTGACCCGGAATAATGCCCCGCAGCCCAAGGACCAGCCTCCGCAGACCCCGAGTGGGGTTATTTGGGGTGGTGGTGCCGGTTACAACATGCAGAATGTGCTTGCCGGCGGGGCTATTAAGTCGGTAAGGGGAGAAAGTGTTGGCTTTAACCCCAAGGATGCTGGTAATCTGTCTGGGCCGAAGCCGGCGTCGTATATGGCTGACCCGGAGAATTTAAAGATTAAGTCATGAGAATCCCAACCGAAGCCGTTGAACGCGAACGATTTTATCTTGACCTAGTCGAGAAGTGTTACGTGTCGCGTGACGAGCGGCGTGGGGATTATGCGAGCCTTCGCAGCTATTATTTGTTTGGGTCGGGTCCAAATGACAGCCCGGCCCACTTCAACAAGATTTATCCGCACATAGATCAGCTTGTGAGTTTTATGTACTCCGCTGATACGACGCGGTTTTCCATTAATCTTGGGGCGGCGGTGGATCAACAGGAGCACAACAAGGTTCCTGTTCTGACCCATTACCTCAATGACGAGTGGAACAATTCCAATGCGGATCAGGTCTTTGGCATTGGTCTGACTTGGGCGTTCGTTTACAACTGCGCTTACATCAAGTTGGTGCGCCGCAATCGCGGCATTACGCCTTACATGGTGGAGCCTGGGAGCATTGGGGTTCTGCGTGAGGACGTGATGTACACGGACCGGCAGGAAGCCTTTGTGCATACTTACTACATCACACGGTCTGACTTAGCGTCGCGTTTGTATTCGCACCCTAAGCGCCGGGATTTGATGAAGCGGATTACCGCGCAGAAGTACAAGCCGCAGGAAATCCCCAACGGCGTTGATAAGATCATCATGTCGGCGGTGGACCCGACCATTTACGGTAACGTCAACCTGGACTTGTCCGGCACCAATCGCATGAAGCCTGAAGTGGCTGAAGACACGATTGAGATGCGGGAGTTGTATGTTTGGAACGACGAAACCAATGATTATCAAGTAGTTACCATTGCCGAGCCGGATGTGGTAATTTATGATCGCGCCAACGAAACCATGTTTATCAAGGGTGAGTTGCCGTTCATTCAGATTTGCCCGAACCCGATGCCGGATTATTACTGGGGTCAGTCTGAGGTTTCCCGCTTAGTTTATTTGCAGGACATGCGAAATAAACGAATGGCGGAAATCCTTGATTTGTTGTCAAAGCAAGTCTCTCCGCCGACGAGCCTGATGGGTTTCACCGGCATTTTGGATGAGAAGAACTTTGCGTTGAACCGTCCTGGCGGGTTGTTGTCCACGGATATGCCCAATGCCAAGGTTGAGCGTTTGGCGCCCAATATGCCGCAGGACTTGTTTAGGGAACTGAATGAAATTGACGCCATGTTTGCAGAGGCATCCGGCATATCCAGCGTGTTGTCAGGGCGGGGTGAGAGTGGCGTTCGCTCACAGGGACATGCTTCACAACTCGCGCGCCTGGGGTCGTCCCGCGCGAAGAAGCGTGCTTTGGTGGTTGAGGATGCCCTCGAAAAGATGGCGACCCTGTACCTAAAGTGTATGCAGCAGGATGACACCACGGTTCTGAGTGGCGTTGATGGGTTGCGGTTTATCCCCGAGCAATTCACCAAGGATTATGTGGTGAAGGTTGATGCTCACAGCAATTCTCCAATTTTCATGGAGGATTTGCGGTCATTGGCGTTCAACTTGTTCAAGGCGCAGGCGATTGACAAAGAAAGTCTGCTTGACTTGTTAGAGCCGCCCATGAAACAGTTGTTGAAGGATAAGCTGAAGAAGGCCGAGGTTAAGGGTCAGGAAGGGGCGCAAGCCCAACCCTCTGCCCCGCCGGCTTTGAAGAAGGTGTCGTGATGCAGAAGACGGTAACGCTTCGAGGGGATCAGCCCCGTGTAACCCAAGGCGAATTATCTAGGGGTGAGGCGCCGGCTTCTTTGCAATATCGCGTGACTTCCGTCCGCTCTATGGATAACAATCGCTCCACACGCTCTGAAGGGCGTGAAGGAAGGAGGTGATTGTATGTACCGTGCAATGCGCAAGGCGCGTAAGACCCGCCGTTAATGCAGCAGTTTAGGGGAACCCCACACCAGCCCGAAAGGAGGTTTTACGATGGCTCGTCGTCGTGGCCGTAAGGCGAAGCGGTAACTAAATGACGGGGGGAACCCGTTATTACCGTTGTGCGCCGGGGGGACGCACTCTGTAAATATATCTCCCCGCTTGATTTTTTATAGACGAATAGACTAACCAACTGTTACGAAGTGTTTGGAGGCGTAAATGGCAGTACCTTCAGATAGGATGATGCAGCTAATGGCAGCGGGTCGCGGTGGCGAACCTGATGCTGGTCCTGCGCCTGATGAAGTCGTGCCGCCCATGGGCGCTCCGATGATGACCCCCGAGCCAAAGATGGGCAACAAGGAAGCTGCGCTCATTAATGTTGGGCTTGCGCTGGACTTGCTTGAGCAATCGCTGCCGGCGCTTGGGTCTGAATCTACCGAAGGCATTAAGGTCATGGCTGCGCTGCGCACCCTCACGGGTTTGATGCAGCCGCGTCAGGCCAAGACCAACGAGTTGAAGAACGCAGAAATCCTTCAGCTTCTCCAATCCTTGCCGCAGGCGGGTGGTGGGACGCCGGAAGGTAGGGCTATGGCGGGCGCCCCGCCTATCCCTGGAATGGCTGGTGGGGCGATGCCGCCTCCGATGCCGCCGGGCGCACCCCCAATGCCTCCTGGCGCGGGCGCTCCCCCGCCGGGTGGTATGCCAATGCCGCCCCCGGGCGGCGCCATGCCTATGTAGGAGAAAACCTATGGACCTTTTTAAGCCGCGTGGCGCCGCGAGTGTTCGTCGCCCGACTGACAACAGCCAGCAGAACGGTCAGATCATCAACACGCCGCGTTATGCGACGATGGGTGGTCTTTCCACTGCCGCCAAAATTGGGACCAAGAACAAGATGGCTATTGTTCCGCCCGGTGATGGCAAGCGCGTAATCTAAGCCAGAGGTAGGGAAACATGGCTTCGCTTGAAGATTTGACACCAGATGCGCGGGACGAGTTGGCTCTCCTCGCGCGTCAGCTTGCGGAAAACCCCGCAACTCGCAAAGAGTTTTTGCGTCTGACTAAGCGGGCCAAGCCCGATATTCCCATTCCTGAGTTGGAAATCGAAGATTCGGTTTACCAGCAAACGTCAGCGTCGAACGCCAAGGTGGAAGCACTTGAGGCGAAGCTGCGTGAAAAGGAAGCGATGGACGAGTTGCAGCGTCGTCGCAACGTCCTTTTGAAGAAGGGCAAAGCTTCTGATGAGTCCGAAATTGAGCAGATCGAAAAGATCATGCTTGAGAAGGGCATCACTGACCATGAAACCGCAGCGGACTACCACAAGTGGATGCGCGAGCAAGCAGCGCCGACGCCAACGTCTTTCACACGCAATGTGATGGATGTTACGGCGCGCAGCACGCTTTCGTCCTTTTGGAAGAACCCGCAAGTCGCGGCACGAGATGAGGCGAGCAAGGCTCTAATGGAACTTCGGGGAAAACCCAACCGTCCCATTGGACTTTGATCGCATCTAGGGAAACGTAACTTCGCTTCGGAGATAAACCATGCCTATCGGTGGTGGTATTCTTCCGGCTACGGGTAGTACGCAATACACCGAGTTGACTTATGTGACTCGTAGGGCGTTTATCCCGAAGCTGGTTGTTCAAATCTACAACAGCACCCCGCTCATGGCGGCGCTCATTGCCAATAGCCAACAGGCTACGGGCGGTGTGTCCTCCGTGACCGTGCCGGTGCAAGGCGCTCAGTTCGTCAACGCTCAATGGTCTGATTACAGCGGCTCCTTTGCGCAGCCGTCAGTGCAGCAGGGCGCGTACAACGCTGAGTTTAACCTGAAACTGATGATCGCGCCCGTGCCTTTCCTCGGCATGGAAGGTGCGGTGCAGCAGGATCACGCCATTATCCCGCTCATCGAGGCTCGCATGAACGATGCGACCAACGTGATGATGGATGGTATGGCTACCGCGCTGTACACCAACACGACCAACACGCAGCAGTTCACGGGCTTGCCCGCCGCTGTTGACGATGGCACCGGCACCGCGACCTACGGCAACATCAATCGCTCGACCTACACTTGGTGGAAGTCGAAGCAGTATGCTGCCGGTTCCGTGAACCCGACCCGTCAGAACATCCTCCAGTACATCTCCGGTACGGTGAAGAACGGCGCTGAAGTGCCGACCTTCGGCGTGTGCGGCTTTGGTACTTGGACGCTGCTGGCGCAGGATTACGTGGGCCAAGAACAGTACGTCATTACGCCGGGTTCCGGTTTTGACGGCGACCCGAATGGTCCGCAGTCCGGCTTCCGCGCCCTTATGGTCGCTGGCGTGCCGATTTACCCCGACCCGTACTGCCCAGAAGGCACGGTGTACTTCCTGAACACCAACTACCTGTCGCTGTATATTCACGACCAGGGTTCGTTCGTGTTTACGGGCTTTGAGTCCACCCTGCCGAATTGGCAGATTGGTTATGTTGGTGCCGTTCTCATGATCGCGGAATTGGTGAATACCAAGCCCAAGGCCATGACGAAGGTCACCGGCTATAACAGCTTGAGCATCTGAGGAGGATTGAACCATGGCTCTTGGCCTTAACAAAATCCTCGTTGCGAACACATCCGCCAACACTTCTGGTGCGTATCTTCAGCCGGTTTCTGTTGCGAACGTTGGTGCTGGCAATGCCACCGCCATGTCGAACTCGCAGTTTATTCCGGCTGGTACTTACCTGATGCTGCCGGCGGCGAACGTGACCATCGAGGTCAATAACTACACGGGTTCCGCTAATAGCTGGACGACCCTTCTCGCCAATAATACTGGCGGGGTGCTGATTTCCGATGGGTTCAACGTGCGCGCTAACGCGGTCACGGGTACTCAGACGGTGACGCTCCTCACGGTGAACGGCGGTCAGGCAGCTTCCGGCACCTACAACTCGTAAGGAGGCGTAGGTATGGCAAACAACAATAGGGTTGGTTCAGAAACCGCGCTGGACTTTGATAGCTATGTGCTCGGGTCCGCAACTGGAGTGTCGGTAACAGCTACGGGTAATGCCGTAGCTACTATTCCGATCATGTCTGGTGGTCTGACTGCCAATACGGGTTGTTACATTGTTCGTGCCATTACGGTGACGAACGCCAACAAGTCGATCAACACGGCGAACGTTATTGTCCTTACCACCAGTGATGGCAATAACTCTAACAACGTGTCCAATGCGACGGTTTTGTCCAACGTCACTGCTGCCACAACCAAGTGGCAAGATTTGACGTTGAGCACCACCGCTGCGACGGATGCGTTTACGGCGCCAGCACTGTTCGTGAAGGTCAATACTGCCGTTTCTGGCGGCACTTGCGACATTCGCGTTATTGGGTTGTTGGTAAACGCATGACCGATACCGTGTATGTGCACAACGATGGCTCGATGCCTCTGACCGACGGTTGGGATGGGAAGACTTATACTTTCCTTCCTGGCGAAACGGTGGAAATACCGGTGTTCGTTGCTGGTCACATATTCGGTTATGGTTTTGAGGACAAAGTGCCTCATGTAACGCGGCTTGGTTGGGCAAAAACGGCCAATGATGTGCCGAAAGCCCTAACGTGGCTTGAGAACTTCAAGATCACGACTGAGCCACCCCAGGTTCGGCGCTCAAGTTTCCCGGCGCCGGACTCCGGCAAACCTCTCCCGGCTGTGGCTTCCCCGCGCCGGGAGAGGGGAGTCCAATCTGCCGCCACTATTCAGTGAGGTGCGTAAATGGCTGTTACATTGTCGCAGTACATTACGCAGTGCCGGCGGCTTCTGCATGATGCCAATGGCAACTTCTACACTGATCAAGAATTAACTGATTACATCAATGATGCGCGTAATCGCTTGGTGCGCGATACTGGATGCTTGCGCACACTACAGACAAGCGCCACAGTCACCAATCAAGAAACCTATGCCTTTTCGTCGTTGCCGCAGGGCACTCAGACGATGGATATTATCAACATTAATTTGTACTGGGGTAATTCGCGCCTGCCGCTGTTGTACCGGCCTTGGACGGACTTCAACGCGCAACTGAGGTATTGGCAGAATTATACTGGGCGCCCGGTGGCTTTCAGCATGTATGGGCCGCAACTTATTTACCTGGGTCCGGTGCCCGATCAGGTTTACACGATGGAGTTGGATACGGTCATTGAGCCAACCGCGCTGGTTAGTGCAACGGACACTGACACGATTCCTGACATTTGGACTCAGCCTGTGGCGTACTACGCCTCGCACACCGCCAAGTTTAAGGAGCAATCCTATGGCGAGGCGGAAATCTTCAAGCAGCAGTATGTGAAGAACGTGCAGTCGTTGCTTGTTGGTACTTACACTCGTAGGTTGCCCACGGCTTATTCGCAGGCGTACTAGCCATGGCCGCATCGCCCGAGCAACGCAAGCAGTATCATGTAACCAAAGACTTCAAAGGCATTAACACGAAGGCTAACCGCACTTCGATTGCCGAGAATGAGTTTGCATGGCTTGAAAATGCGCAGCCTATTGGCGCCGGCAACCTCAAGGTTACGCCTGCGCAAGTGACGGTGAACACTAGCGGCAATGTTGCGGTGGCTTGGGCTAATACCGTCAGCCACATGGATAGCTGCAACATAAATAACGGCGACTATGTAGTTGCCTTTAAGGCGGATGGCTCCGCTCAAGCGTTCAAGATTGGAACTGCAACGCTTTCCAATGTAGCGGCAGCGGGCACGTTTAGCGCGTCCGGCGTGCAGATGACGCAGTGGAAAGACGAGCGCGCCATGATTATTGACCCTCA